AAAAGAATTGTATAAAAAAGAAAAGGGAAAGGGGCTTCCGAAGAAACCCCTTAAGTACTACTATTAGCTTACGCTTAGTACGAAACCTGCTTCAGGACGTACTACTTGTGTGCCGTACAAAGTATCAGCAGTATATAGAGTAGCAAGGAAGTCTTGCTTATACTGAGTCTGTGAACGAACACCTTGTTGCTCGGCAAGAACCATAGCATCTTTGTGGAACAAGTATGCGCCTTTACCACTATCAAAAGTAGTTGGGCAATTGTTAGAAACATATACGTCAACACCATACAAGTTACCAATCTGACCATTCACTACTGTCTGACCGTTTACGAAATCGCTAGATGAGAAACGTGCTTCAGCCATGATTGCGTTACGAGCAGAAGGCGGAATCACCATGCAACGACCGTCCATAGGTACGTCAGCTTCATCCATTTTCTGAATGATAGAACGGAATGCCGCGTCAGTGAAAGCACCGATAGTGTTATTACTAGTCGCTAGTGCAGTAGTACCATCAGAAGCATAAGAGTTGCTGTTTACAAAGTCTTCTGCACCAGTAGCACCGTCACCAAATAGTTTACCTAAGTCAAACAAGTCATTGTCAACTTGGTTAGCTAGAGCGTAACCTGCGTCACCAGTGTAGAACTGACGAAGAGATGCAAGTGCTTGTGCTTCAGTGATGTCTTCGATTAGACGTGAGTACTCGAAGTGCTTGTCGATTGTTACTAGTACTTCTGACTCAGTGTCTGCCTGAATAGTTACTGCTGTACCTGCGGCTTTTTCGTTAGCTGAACCACGAGTAGGCTTAGGAATGTGAAGGGTATCACCTTTCTTGCCAGTCATAGAAAGTTTCTTAACTAGGTTAGCCAGTACAAGATTCTTCTGATAAGCGGCAATAACCTCATCACTCCAGATTTCTGGAATGAAAGTTCCTGCTTCTACTTTACCTGTGTAGGTATTTACTGCGGGGTCTGCCCCGTTATTCATTGCGGGATATGTTGATGTTACTATAGCCATTTTAATTCACCTTATAAATAATATTAGTTTCGTACCCTCCCTTCTGCATACGCTTGCATAATCTCATTTGATAGTGCTTGGTATCTGTCGGGGTCAGTACGCATTAGTTTAATAATGTCTGCGCGTCTGTAGACCTTCTTGGCTCTCTGCTCACCACTACCACGGGCATTGCCTGTAGATGCGGATTTAACAGATTGCTTTCGTTGTTGTTTCTCATTAGCGGCAGTTTGAGTGACAACCTGTTGACGTTCTTTCCATAGGGAAAATAGTTCGTCAGCGGCATCTACATCATACTGTTGGTCTGCCTGTGCAAAGAGCCGTGTCCTAATCTTCGAAGCCTTAATCCACTCAACGAACTTAGCGTCCTGCAAGATTCCCTGCATCTCAGGGTGTTTAGTTTGCAGTGTAGCCATAGCCGTTGACTGGCGATACTGGTTGCTGATGTTCTCAGCTTCCTTAATCTTCGGGTGATTATTAATTGCTCTCTCGACTGCCTTGTCGGGGTCAGAGAAAAAATCTACTTCTTCGTCAGCATTTGTTGCTTGTGTTTCAGTGTCGGTGAGTTGTGTCTGAATGTAGTCATCAACAACTTTGCGTAAGTCACCCACTTCAGAACTTTGTTTACCTAAGAGTTTTTCAGCCTCTTGGTGCATCCTTACTATCTCGGCTGTACTCTTCCCTTGATACTTCTCAGGTATGTCTGACTCAGGTTCTTCAAGAGTTGCCTCTAACTGAGGGTCTTGTTCTAGCGTTGTGTCAATGTCGTTCTCTTCTACGTCTTCTGGACGCTCATCTGTTAGTCGTGCCATTATTAAACTCCGTGATTAATATCATTATGGAGGTGTATTAAGTGTAAGGGTTCTATGGTCGAGAGTTAACCTTACGTTATAGTGTTACGCCGTGCTTCCTTTCGTGCTTGATTTGTTTCTCCCGCTGTTTAGCCCATCTTTCTTTGCCCGCGGGAGAGTTCATATCTCGCTTTATCTTTACAGGTGTAACAATCTTTCTAGCCTTCAACTCACAATCAGGACAATCAACTTCTTCTACGTCTGAGTATCTGAGAAAATCGTTAGTATGTCCGTTGTCACAGCGGAAGTCATACATACGTCTCATTCTTCTGCTTCTTCTTCTTGTGCTTGTTGTTTAGCTGTTTCTATCTGTGACTCTAGGTTCAGCATATTAGCCATGACTACAAGTTGTCCTTTACGAAAGTTAAGGTCTTTGTCGTCTTTACAGGCTTCTACGGAGTTGACCTGTTCTGCACTTCCTTTAAAGTCTTGCATTAAGTTCTTCCAACCATCTGAACGGAACATCTCTTCAAAGGAACGATAGTACTTCTCTAGTTCTACATTAGTCATCTACTGTTTCTCCTTAATGGACAGCTTTAATTAATAATTTAAATAACATACTTAATGTATATTATAGTAATATTATACCATAGTTTACTAAGAAAGTCAAGTACTATTTACGATGTCTTGCTGTTTTCTTTGCAATCTTTTTAGGTTGTTTACTTACTTGTTTACCCGCTTTGGTGTCAGCACGTTTCTTACGTGTCGTAGCGGCATATTCCTTCTTGGTCAAAGCCTGTCGTGCCTTCTTGGGTAAGTAACGCTCACCAGTAGCCTTCTTGCCTTGCGTACTGGGTTTGCCTGACTTAGTACCCCATTCCTCTTTAGTCCACTTCTTAAGGCTTTTCTGTGACTTCTTTAGTGGCATTACTTGTACCCTCCACCTTTAGCTTTGTACTCTTTAGCGAGCATCTGTGCCTTCCTAGCAGACCACTGTCCTGCCTTACCACCCTTAGTACCTGCTTTAATTCTATTAAACAAGTTCTTACGCATGGTAGGCTTAGTGTAGTTACCCGCCTTGTTTACTGTGGATTTCTTTTTAGCAGGCATTAGTACTTGCCTTTAACTTTCTTTACTTTCCTACCAGTCTTTTTAGCAACTTTCTTAGCGGCAGTCTTACCTGCTTTTGTGTATGGGAACTTCTTTTTTCCGACCATTGGCATAATAGTTTCTCCTTACCATTTAACTTTATCAGCCCAATAAGCCGCAGACATCTTACCCTTAGCAATGTTCTTGCCGTGTCTGGACTTGAAGGACTTACGTTTAGCTTTCATCTTAGCGGACTCACCTGACTTAGGCTTACCCGCTGTACTTGCTCCCTGCTCACCGAAGCGTATAGTCTTAATCTTGTCACCTTCTTTAGCCACCACCACGTGAGACTTCTTGGCATGGCTAGGTGTACGCTTTGGTTTGTTAAAGCCAGAGACTCCTGCTCTAGCTAGTCTTGGGTCTCGTTTTTTTACTGGCATTAGATTTCTCCTTGAGGGATTCCTTGAGGACGCGGAGGTCTGCTTCCAATTCCGCTAGTTTCTGGTCGTGCTGTTGGAATGCCTTGTTCACCTGCTCCAATGCCTCGTTGAATTGACGCTGTGTTATCATTTGCTTTTCCTTGTTGGGTTTCTTTTACAGCTACTTCACGTTCTTTTAGTAACTGCTCTGATATTTTAAGACGCTTCTGGAACTCTTTGTCGTCCGCATCGCCTGACTTAAGGTTAGCCGTAACAGCCTTGATACGGTCAATCTCAAGCTCCTGTGGTACAACACTAGCTTCTGCCGCAAGTTTCTGCGCTCTAGCCTGTGACTCAAACGCCTGACCTTGCAGTGCCGCAGTCTGTGACTTCTGGAACTCCATCTGTGCCTGTTGCATAGCTTGTTGTGCTTGCTGTGCTTCTGGGTTAGGCTGATTGGCTTGTTGCAACGAAGAGATAAGTTCTTCACGGTTAGACAAGTTCATGTTATCAATGATTGACATAATCAACTGTGAGTACATTGGGTTGTCTTGTTGCATAGTCTGTAGTAACTGTACAAGCTGTGTAACCTCATACTCACGGGCAATGATACCTAGACTGCTAGATGTGTGGAACTTGTAGTCCGCAACAGGATAACGCTCAGGGTTAAACTGCATATAACGGTGTGCGGCTTTAGTTACGAATGGAATAAGGAATGATTCTTGGAAGTTAATCAACGTACGCTTGTGACGCTTAATAATAGCACCGAGGCTCATAGAGATACCTGCGGCTGTTGACTCACCATTGATAGAACCAGAAATACCCGCAGAGTCAATAGCACCTGTGGCTGTCTGTACCATCTTCTGTAGTTCAGCGGCTTGTCCGAAGGTAACTTGACTAACATTACCGAAGTTTAATGGCTGTAGGACTTCAGCAGGATTGCCGTTGGTTAGGATAGTCTTACCTGCTCGTACCTCTGCTCGTGCGCCTCTAGGCATACGTGTAGCATCAATAGCCATCATTGGGTGTATAGTAAGTGCTAAGGCATCGATTCTAGCGCGTAGTTCTGCGTCTAACGCCTTTTGAGAGTTATACCCTTTCTCACATACTCCTCGACCCCAGAAACGGCTAGGAACGACATCCCACGGGAATGCAACGACTGGTCTGTCACCCATCATGTATGGATTCTCTTCAGCCTTAAGTAAAGTACCATCATTAGCAATAACAACGATAGCCTCTACGTAGTATGAATCACTCTCTTCATTAGCGACTAGCTCTTCTACTTCTGCGTCTTCGTCTTCTTCTTGAGACGCTTTTAATAAATGACGAGGTACTAAACCGTAGTACTTAGTTAGACGTACTTTATCGTCCTCAAATACCGCTAGGTCTTTATCTGGTTCAATGTCGAAGTCTGATGGTGCATCACCTACGTATACGTCACGATAGACTCCTGCTTCCTGTAGTTGCTCTACAGAGTGCATAGGGACAAACTCATCTACTGCACAGCCTAATGCTTCCTCAATGGAAGTAGCTAGTGGGTCGATAAGGAAGTTCTGTGGCATTACTGGTCGTAGCTTTACGCAGGTCTTGTCTACGATGTTAACACCAACTGCTGTTAAGTCTCCACCCATTATAGGTTGTGTTGCAGGTTGAAACTCTTTCTCTTCTTCTAATACTACTTCAGCGATACC